ATCTTCCATTAAAAAAATATGCTCACAATCTTTTTTCATGAGATATTTCAATGCTAAGTTTTTAGCTTTACCTACACCAGTTTTTCCATTAGTTTGAATTATTTTAATATTTTCGGATCTTTTTATCTTTTCATTTCCATCATTTATTACAACCAATTCAAAATTTGAAATGTTCTTTGAACATGATAAAACTGAATTTAAACTTTTTGTAAAAAAGTCAATTCTGTCACATGTAATTAAACCAAGACCTATTTTGTTATTCATTTTTAGCGTATTTTTGTTGAATTTCCTCTAAATTTTTTAAAAGTTCATCCTTTGATACTGATGCTGGGTCATTTTGTGATGGCATATATTGATATTTGTGTAAAAAATATGCATAAGACAAATTAACACTTTGGTCCGCATCATTCATTTCTTTATGATTTATTTTTTGAATCAAACTATTAGAAGAATCTATATTTTCTGTGTAAACTGGATGATAATTTTTTACAGGATAAACTCCTTTATCTCTCATTCTTAAAATATAATCAAGTACATCCAATTCTTTTGTGTTAAAAAATCTTTCATCAAAATAACCAACATTGGATACTATACCATTGAATATATAAATAAAATCGCTATTTAATTTTTCAGATATGGTTAAAGATGTGTTTGTTTTATCGTCTTCGATACTCAATATTTTTTGAGATGGTCCCATTATGCACCACGTTCCAAATATCTCTGCTGTTTTTATAATATCCGAAAACACATTTTTATTTTTTATAATTTGGTTTGAATTTATCAAAAAAAAGTGTTTTAACCCCATTAATCTAAACTGAGTCAATGCATGATTCCTGAGTGTTGCAAAAGGAACTTGATTATCATATCTTCTTGAATTGCAATTTGGTAAATTATTTTTTGTGTTAGAAACTATTAAAACATTTTCAAGTCCAGATATGCTATTATAACAATTTAATAAATCTGCCTCGGTATAAACGTCTAATATGGCTATTCCAATGTCTTGTGTTGTCATGTTAATAAAGTATATAGTTGTTTGATATAGTCCGCAACTTCTTTTTTATTTTGAATATCTAAATTCTGAATATAATCGTCTATATCTTTTAATAAATTACCGGAATCGTACTCTTTTTCTACGTCTTCCCCTTGATTTTCTTCTCTTTCTTCATATTCAGATCTAACGTTAAGTGGAACATGTTTTGATATTTTTGATGTTAGTTTAATAAATTCGTCTTGTTCTATTTTTTTATCGACAACCAAACTAATTATATTGTTTTTAATTATTTGGTTTGTTTTTTCATCACTTTCATCATATTTGCTAGTATATATTTTGTAATGTTTAGGTGATATTGTATTTTCTATAAATTCAAACGATTCATTTTCTATATCAAATATATAAACTCCTCTGTCATCCATCATATCACCAAAATTGTGCTGATATGGACTTCCCAAATATACAATTTGACCATTTTGATATGTTTTATGATCTTTTTTGTGAAAATGACCAGATATAACAGTCTTAGCTTTTTTTAGAAGATTCGAATATGACATTCCATGTTCGCATATTTTATAAGAATTCATATGGAAAGAATTAATTTCAAAATGACCAAACATAATATCAACATTTGGCATTTGGTCTATCTCAACACCCCAAGGTATTAGTGATATTTTCTTATTGTTAGCTTCTATGACAAGTGGATCTTTGTCAACAACTGTTATGTTATTCCAACCATCTAATAATGATATCGAATTTATAACACTTGTGTTTTTTAAGAAACAGTCATGATTACCAGCTGAAATTATTATTTTAAAGTCTTTGAAGTAATCAAAAAACTTTTTTGCAATTGATAATGTTTCGACTGAAATTTGACTTCTATTGTGAAACACATCACCGGGTATTATTATTTCATCTATTTCTTTTTCTCTATATAGAGAAGCTGACCATTGAGCAAAATCCAAAGATATTTTATGCCACATTTCACTATCTTGCCCAAGACCAAGATGTATGTCGGAAAAACATCCAATTTTTTTGCTTTTAATTTTCATCAGTAATTATTTTTTTTCTTTCCATTTTTATTTTTGTTTAAATTGCTTATACACCCAGACATGAACATTAATTCTTCTTTGTATTTTTCATGAGTTTCATGTATGTGTTTTTCTTTTTTGATTCTATTTCTAAAAGCATTAAATGCTATTCTTGTAAAATAAGAGAACGGATTGGTTCCTTTAGTTCTGTTATATTTTTTTGAAATCAACGCCTTCATCATTCGTATGATTCCGTCACCAACCATTTCTTCTCTATAAGAATAATTGATGAAATTACTTGCATAGCTAAGTTTATGTGAAATTTTACTAACCATCTCAGCTAGTTCGTTTGTCATAACGCCACTATCATAATATTTCATTATTTCTTCGTCAAACAATTTCGGCTCTACGTAAAATTTTTCTTTTAATGCTTTCTTTTTTACTTTTGGTGGAAGTTCTTGTATTTCTTTTTCTTCTTCTTCTTCTAATATTTCATCTGAATCTTCTTCAAATGAATCTATTTCCGAATCAGGTAAAACAAAACCATCGTCTTCTATGATTTCATCTGTTTCATCTTCAATTTGAAGATCGTATAATTCTTCTAAATCATCTAAATCATCTTTAAATGCTTTTTTGCTATATTTCTTTTTTTTCATAATTGTAGTTTTCTTTTTTGTAAAGTTCTGTTCTTTCTTTTAAATGTGTTATTCCATATTTTGTATTATCTGCTATGTCGATTATGGATGCCATTTGCTTTGTAGGGTGCAATCTTAATGCTCGACCAATTGACTGCATTATTTTGATTTTTGCTTTTCCAGCAGATGCAAAAATAATGTTATGGAGGTTTGGTATGTTAATACCAGTACTAAAAATTTTTGAGACAGCAACTGCAACAACGTTACTTTTTTGTTCCATAAGTTTTCTTATTTGTTCTCTTTCTTCCATTTCGGTGGAACCTCTTATAAAATATATAAGTTTTTCATCACCACACATTTTTTTAAGTTCATTCTCTAAGTTTATACCATGGTCAATTCTATCGACCATTATTATGGTGTTATTTTTAATTTTGTGTGCTATTTTTGCTATAATTTCATTCCGTCTTTGATTGTTCATCAAATAATCTATCTCGTTTGAATACGCCTCAGTTGGATTTAATGGATTTGGTGTAAATCTAGGAGGATTTTTGTGATTAATGTTTAAAACAATAATTTTAAAATTAGAAACATATTTTTTAATTTCTAAATCTTTTGTTTTTTCCTCATATAGAATAGGTCCAATTTTGCCTATTATGTTCCATTCATCCAATGGTGTACTTGGTAAAGTTCCAGTAAACCCAAATATATAATCAGTATTAATTAAATTAAAAATCTTGTTTATTTCGTTGTTTTTTCTCACAACATGAGCTTCATCAACTAATAATATTTTAACATTTGATAAAATAGAAAGATCGGTTTTATCACTCAATAAAAATTGATTTCCTGCTATTATGGTAGTTGCTGAGTCATCAAGTTTATTGTTACCAGACCATTTAGTTACTTTTTCGATACCATATTCCTCAAAGTCTTTTGATGTTTGTTCTACAAGTTGTATGGATGGTACTAAAACCATTGCTAGTGCATCTGGTTGATTTAAGCTTTTGCGAATACTTTCTATTATTCCAGCCATAATAAGCGTTTTACCACCAGCTGTTGGAATAATAACCAAGCCTCTACCATTTTTAAGAGCTAACTCTATTGATTTTTGTTGATGTTCTCTGTATATAAGATTTTTAAATGTTTTAATTTGTATATTACCAATAACTGGATTTATAGACTTTAACAATTCATCATCTATTGAGTATTTTATTTGATTTAAATCCAAAAATTGGATTATATTTTTTAACATTCCAATCTCAAATTTTCCCGATTGTGTTATTGAGTAGAGTCTTCTTTGTGAAAATCTATTGTTTCTTCTACCAAATGCTTTATTTGGGACCGAAAAGTATTCTCTTATCAAATTTAAAGTATCTATATCTGATAATATCTGACCGTTTTTACTATTCTTTTTAAAATTAACAATCATGTTACTTCCAATGTCATTATCTTGGTGGCATTACTAATATCATAAGTCAAAGAAGACATTATTTTTTCAACTTTTTCCAAATATTCTATTATTAGATCAATTTCTTTTAAATCTTGATTTATTTTTCTAATTGTTTCAGAAGATTCTACTTTTGCAGTTAAAGCAGCTTTTGGAATTCCAGTAGGAATTCCTTTTTCAGTTAAAGTTTTTAAAACATCTTCCTTTAAATCTATTTTTTTCTGTTCAAGATTATTTTTGTTTCTTTTTTGTGTAATTAACCGAGACACCCATTTGTGTTTTATTGCAGGAAGAGACAATTGTTTTTCTAAGATGTTTATTTGGTCAAACTTAACATCTTCTTGTATTTCTTCCACATATTGATAAAAGAGGTCCATAAGTATATATGTTATATTATAATATATGTTTAATAAATTTCAAACTTTAATATCTAGCATTTTGGAAAATAGTAGTGCCACTGCATTTGGGACACCGGCTATTGGTGCTGAAATATCAAACCCAACGTCTATAAACCCTATTGGTGGGTATACTGATAACATAAAAGGTGCAATGGCAACTGCATTGCCAAATAAAAAAAGCAAAAAGAAAAAGAAAAAGAAATTTTTCCCTAAAGTTATTCGTAGACCAAAACCATCAATGTAATGGAAACTGGACATTGGATTTTAAATGAAAACGTTTTAATAACAAAAGAAACGTTTGGTTTTATATACGAAATAACGAATAATATAACAAATAAAAAATATATTGGTAAAAAACAATGTATTTCAAAAATTAGAAGAAAACCTTTAAAGGGTAAAAAAAGAAAAAGAATTGATTTTAAAGAATCGGATTGGAAATCTTATACAAGTTCATCTAAAGATTTAAACGAAGATATTCAAAAATATGGAAAAGAAAATTTTACATTCAAGATAATGAGAGTGTGTGATTCCAAATGGTCATTGGCCTATTATGAGATAAAAGAACAAATTGATAAAAACGTTCTTCTTGATGAAAATTATTATAATGGAATTATTAATGTCAGAATTGGCACCCCACCTAAAGATGAATTGGTAAAGTTTAAAAATATTGTAAATATATAAAATATGGGTCGTTGTATATACTGTAATTCTACTTCTTATGGGAAGCCTTGTTTGTTTTCTTCTACAAAAACACACGTCCATTTTGATTCACCAGATAAATGTATATATTGCGGTTCCAAATACTTAGGTGGTGGTTGTTTATATAACCCTTTTGGTAAATCACACGTTAGAGGTCCAGAATTTTTGGCAAATGTAAAAGAACATACTGAAAAATCGGTTGTTTTGAATTATTTGTTTGAAAATTTAAACATAAAAGACAATGATTATGTTTCTCCGTTAAATAGATTCTACAAAAGAATGTGTGGTATTATCGCATCAGCTAGTCAATCGTTAATGGAAGCATTAAGCATTCACACAAGACCAACTTTTGCAAATCTATCAAAAGAACAACATTTGAAAGTATTTGAGATTAAGAAAAGATTGTCTGTACAATATAAAGAAATAAACGAAACAGTAAAAATGGCAAATCTAAGTTTACCACAAGAAATTGTGGAAGAAGTTTTGATTGATGCTATACTGGATAGTGGTGAAAAGAAGTAATAAAGATTATTTCATATATTATTTAAAAGAGAATGTGTTAATTTTTGACGTATTCGATTATATTGAAGAATTGGGATCAGAACTTGTTGACTACCTACATGAATGGAATATGGTAAAACAAGAAAAAATAATTTATAAGA